AAGGAACATCTTCACCATCAGGGGCTGGGAGGAAACGGATAACAGCGTATCCATTACCCGCCTTATCAACTTCTGGCTTCCAGAATCGTTCATCAGATGAACCGCCATCGTTGTAAGACTTGTTGCTCGACATTTTCTGTAGAGCTTCGTTCAGTTTATCGAAATCGTTAGTTGCTTGTTTTAGTTTGCTAAATGACATTTATATTTTCCTTTAAGTAGTTGTACGCTAGTTTAAGGCACTAACACAGCCTATTTGCATACCCGATAAATTGGTTATGCGAATCTGTCGATGACCATGGCTCGAAATTTCTCTCGGTCAAAGTCAACAAAGGGTGTATACTTTTCTAACTTCTTTCGCATATCACCCCATACATACGGGTCTACATTCTTTGAGGACCAGTATGCAAAAAACGGACTCAATGTATTTAGCACGATCACCGTCTCGGGTGAAATGCGCTTTCTGAGTAGCAGATAGTAAAGCTTCGGCATACCACCGTCTTCTGGGACGATGATATTGGCATTGTAGTTATTGTCAAGCTGCTCAAGTTCTGTCTTGAACAGGTAGGTGAACGACTGCTTACGCTTCAACCATTCTGCGTAGTATTTGTGTTCTTCCTCATCCTGTAGCATGTCGCGTATCCACTTCTTGCCAGGATCACCAACAAGCAAGTGTGCTACTAGAAAGCCGTCAACATCTTTATGTTTGGACAGTCTGTGGAAGAAGTATTTGTCGTTACGAGTTTCAAATGATTGCGCTGAAGCTTTGATTTTGCCGCCATATTTGAAATAGTCGTAGCTATCCCGACTGAAGTGGCTACGCATTGCAAGATATTTTGTGTAAGCTTCAAACGGTGTCACGAAAGACATTGCCCCAAAATTCATATAGGTAGTTTAGCAGATTTCTCAATTAAATTCAAGCTTTCAGCTTCCTGTTGAAGCTTTGCGCGTAATACTGTTCCATTGCGCATGAGAGGAACAATGGACTCAACTTCAAGCCCATTGTCCTCGCAATACGAAACGATTGCTTCAAGGTATTCCATTCCTTGAGCTACCCTGGATTCTATCTCTTTGTGAAATTGTTCAGGGTCTTTGACCGATTTGATTTCCATGATTACCTGTAAAAAATATGATCGCCTACTTTGACCACACGCTTCTTAATGTAAGACCATTTTGGTCTGACGTGTACGTTATGGAAGAATAGAACAGACGTATTCAGCAACCCTTTCTCGTAGCGTTCCACGGCATTGTGGACTAGATCTCGGAGTGGCTGCGTGATGTGTCTATCTTGCACTTTTTGTACGTTGGTAAATTGTGCTTTTTGATAAACAACACCACAGACGTTGTTCGGAAATATCGGGCTTTGTTGTCTATTCAAGATGGTCGCAACCACCATAGACGCTCCGTGTATTTCATTTCCTCGTGTCTCATTATACACTGCTTTGTACAAACAGTCAAGGTCGCGTTGCGTATATTTCGACTCGGTTGTTGGTTGGACGCTGATAGAATCATCAGCGAAAAGATTACTACTAGCCAGCAATAATGCCAGCAATATGACTTTTTTGATTGAGTTCATATGGTTACCTTTACTTGGGTGGCGAGTATTACTACCTCACCGTGGGTATTGATAAACCAGACTTAGTACAATTGTCCGATTTGATTTATGGCTTGTTAGAGTCGGTCAGCTCTACAAGCTCTTGGTAGCGAGTGAGTAGGTCGAGATAGTCCTCATATTTGACCCACTTGCCATCCTTGGCTTCTCGCATGTATGCAGGGTTTGGCTGCATTTTGTTTGATGTTAGGGTGTATCTGTTGTGCTTACCTTCCATCGATTCCTGTTTCCTCATGTGGAGACAGTATTTATACGATCAATCCTCTTCCAGGATCATCTTGTATTTCTTCCAGGCAAGCCAACGCTCGTTGATGATTTGGCGCTCAGATGGGGAACTAACCCACTTGGAATACTTAACAATACCAGAAAGAATATCATCGATTTGTTCAACAGTAAGACCAATGACAGCTAGATTGCTGCTTGGTTGCATAAACGTGTCAAATGTCTCCAAGAATTTTTGGAACATAATTTCGTCAATAGTTTCAGCTGATACTTCAATTTTCATTTTTAGGTTCCTTTTGTACCACAAACTTCTGTAACTTACCGTTTTTATCTAAAACAAACACCATAACAACATCAGCATCAGTGCAGTCAATTTGATATTGAACACCTTCAGCACTCATTATCATACTATCTTCGGGGATATTAAACGAAGATGGGTTTGGGAGCCGATCTTCACCATCCCAGCACTCTTTCTTTATGACTTCAATGTACGGGTGCATTAATATTTCTGACCTTTGAACCATTTGTGTGGACGATCATCCAACTCAGCCAGTTCTGGGTTTGCTTCAATCACATTATGCAACTGCTCAATCATCAACAGATTGCACATGAGGTGACCGCGATGGGGAAGACCTGATTCGGGGTCAAGGTCTTCGCCCATTTCGATAGCAGCCAAATGACGTTTGGCAGAAGCAATGTACTGACTCATCTTAGCACACTTCGCCCAATTCCATGGTACATACTTTGTCGCACCATAGGCAAACACATCAGCCGTAGATTTCAGCAAGTGTGTCGGAACAAGTTCATAGCGTGTTTTGTTTGAGTTGAATCGTGCACCAGAACCAAAATCTTGGGATTCTAGGTCACCTTCAGCGGGTTTTGCTTTCTTCGTCATTGTTTCCTCAGTTGATTGCTACAGGGGTTGCACGTTTACGCATATCTTTGATGATATCACCTTTGAACCAGTGACCTTGCGAACAGCGATAACGCTGATACGATCTGGTCTTAGCATGATATGGACCACGATGTTGGAAATCGTAGGAACCACAAATCGGGCAATTAATTTCACCAGATGCGCTCATGTTCGGATGATCATCGATCCATGGCAGCAGACGGTGGTATAGTGCTTCAAGCAACACAACGTCTTGCTTGTTGTACGTTTCCATTATCTTCCAGGATTTCTTATCACCTTTCATACAGCCATGCCACAAGCTCATTCCTTTGTGGTGGTGCTTCTGTCCCAATCCCAATTCACGGCAAACGTAGTCAAGCTTGTTGCTCGGGAATTTGAATTGACGGCGAACCGTATTCAGAAGATCCAGTTGTTTGTATGGGCTTGGTGGTGTCCAACCTTGCTTAACGAACTCTTTGTTCAAGTTCGGCATGTCGAATTTCTTGCCGTTGTAGTGAATCACCACATCAGCTTCATCCAAAAGGTCATAGATCGGCTTGAGCATTTCCTCAAGCGATTGACCCATGACACTTTGGAAGTGCATCTTCTTAGCTGGTTCACCAAGCCATTTCGCAGCCCAACACAGAGTGTAACCACTCTCAACGATATTATCGATGATGATGTTTTGGTCCCACAAACCCCAGGCATAGACTAGGTGTGGCGCTGTTTCAATGTCAAGTAATAGGATCTTCATTAGTCAATAGGTAGAGCATTTGTCTGTTTGATGTAGTCAAAAAGCTCTGCTTCATTGCCACAAACGAACTTCAATGTCTTCCACTCATCATCGTGAGTGCGACCACCAACTTCAAACATAAAACCATTTGTGCAGCGGATAACACTAAAGTTGTCACTAGATTTCTTAAATTCGTCAGCAATTTTCATTTTGTATCTCCAAAAAGGATGGGTTCAAGGTTAGGCTTACTATACAACTCGGACTTCATGACCTTACCATCTTCACGATAGATTGGCTGTCCGTTGGCATCTAGCTTAGACATATTGCTTCTATGCACTTCCTTAAAGCAAGCATCCAGGTCGATACCGAATGCAGCAGCTGCGCCATAAGTGACATATAGAATGTCAGTTAGGGCATCAGCAACCGCAACAATGTCCATCTCATCGATGGCTTCAGAGAGTTCAAACACTTCCTCTTGAATCAAATCATAACGAAGATCAACAACATCGCTTTCTGGGAAAGCGGGTGCATCAGCAACGGTTTGTTTAAATGCTCTCATGAAATCTTTAACGTCTGTAAAATTACTCATTAGTCACCTTGTAAATTGTATCTGCAACAGATTGATCTACGGGAGTATACCCGAATTGTTTCAAAAAGTCAAGTATCAGATCGTTTCCTCGCTCACATGAAATGACGGGTTTGAATTT